CCGGAAAGAGCCGAAATCATTTTGCGTATATAATTACGGAGTTTATCATTTTGCGCGGTGATTATATCAGATACATTTGTCATTTCGCTTGCGCCGTCACTCTGACTCACGCCGTCATCAATGTCGGAGACACTGTCGTCAATGCTGCTACTGCTGATACTGCTGCTACTACTGCTACTACTGCTACTACTGCTACTACTGCTACTCCTACTGCTAATGCTGTTCTCGTCACGGCTGTCATCACTGCGATCATCCCGACGGTTGTCGCAATTCATTGAATATACCGGGTCTGATTCTGATTCTGGTTCTGGTTCATCCGAATAATGAAACACTTCGTTTTCAACAACATTACTGGCAATTTTTCTCGGTTTAAAACGATGACGCACAACAATTGTGTCGTTGTCATCGCTTTCAGGAGCAGGCGCATTAATGATAGTTGATGTAATCACGTCTCCACGCGGTTGTTGTTGCGCAATGGTCGCAGAGACAGTCGTCGTCGTTGTAAACGACATCGTCAACGTATTCATCGAAATATCGTTCTTATGCCGATGTTGAAATTGTAGACACGTCGTCGTATGTTTATAATAACTTGAACGGTGAGTGTAGGTTTTTTTACATTGGCAAACATATTTTCCGTCTTCTTTATCATCGGCATCAATCGTATTTTCGACATTCTCGATACTTTCGTCATTTTCAATATTCTCGTAAATGCTAGAGTTCAATGCTTCATATTGAAACAACAAATCATCCAAATTTTCATCGTTCAATTTCGGTTTATTTTTCAAGATATAAAAGTTCATCCGTTCTTTGGCGAGATATTCATTTTTACAAACACATTCTTCCAAAATGACACAGTTCCAATTTTCCCAACCTCCATTCTTTCGAATCGAATCATATAATCTTGATTTCACGGATAAATCCAAACTTTCACGCTTATGTTTATACTTTCGTTGCGTAAGATTGGTTGTATACGAAATATACATATCTGAAACATTCTTGTTTTTACAAGTAATTTGATAAATGATGGTATTTGAATAGTTGATATCCTTTCTTGGCATTTTTTACACTTTGAAAAGACACGGATGTATAATATAATACATTCGATATATTTATTATAGGTTTGGAACAAGTGCCCCCCGGCACACTGACTTGTTCATTTTACCCCAATCTTATGGCAACATTCGCACCATCGATTGGTCTAAATGTTGCCAAAATCTTATCAATTTTTGAACATCATCGTCACAAACACCTGTCTGATTTTGTCTGATTTTGTCTAAAAATGCATTTTGACATTTATGAGATTTTGGCAACATTGGCACCATATTCAGTCACGTCTTATGAGTTACACCGGCTACTTCTCCCGCTAACACAATTGGGGTAAAATGGCCGAATTTCAAAAATGTCCAAATCCGGGGTAGCCCGTTTTACTTTTAAAACGCGATTTTCGCGCATTTTTAGCCTGACGAGACCATAATCCGCGATTTTAAAGCATTATATGGCAACATTCTGCGGGAATGTCAGTAAGGCGACTGCGGAAAACCCGCTTCGGCGCCATTTTTCGCCGTTTCCCGCCACACTGACGTTTCAAAAATCCATAAGATAATGGCAACATATGGTGTGAAGTTTGGTCACGTCTTATAAAAACACGCCTAAAAATACAACGGTCAGTGTCACACACACCCCACGTAATGTGCTGTAACGTATAATAAACACATATCGTATTGTATTGTATTGTATTGTAGATGAAGAAGACGGTTGTGGTTGATTTGGAATTTATGCGTCCAACGGCCGGAGGAAATAGATCGCGGTCGCAGTCGCGGTCACGGTCCAAGTCGCAGTCGCAGTCGCGGTCGCGGTCGCGGTCGCATTCACGGAGAGGAGGGTGCGCAAACACTTCTCTAGATGAAGATTCAGAACTGGATATTGGGGTAATATTAAAGAACGATAATCTCACATACGACGACGACGACGACGACAACGACGACGACAACGACGACGACAACGACGACGACAACGACGAGACAAGCGACAACGATAACGACGAGACAAGCGATAGTGGGGTTGAGACAGATAACTCACCTGACCGACACCCCAGTATAAAAGACACGGATTACGCCGTAGATTCCGATGAAGATCTCCTCCAATCCGTTATCGACGAACCAACGTTTCCTTTGGACGTGAATGCGATATTATCTGCGATGAATAAGGCAGAGAATAACACGATTGCGAATACAAGTAAGAGAGAAATCGACGCAAGACGCCACGAAATTCTCTCGTCGTTGAATTTGACACCCGAGAAATTGGCGGAGTTTGAGCGTAAACTCGCAATGTATCGCGTCATTGAAAATCCATATGACTTGAAACATTGCCAAATGATTCGTTGGATACCACTTCGGTCGCTTGAAGCGCGACCCTATGTTACACTTGGTGGCACCTTATTCAAGATTCGCGAAAACCTAGAGGATGGAACACATAATATCACGATTCGCAACATCAAACGGTTCGTATTCAATATTCGGTTTGAAGCTAACATCGTATTTCAACGTTTGAGTCAAGAAGAGTTGCTCATATTGAGTGTTGTCGAGTATATCAACAGCGGCGACGGACACATCGGCGACGACTTCACAAATGAATACGTAACCGACGCGACGTTTTCGTGATATCACGCGTCAGTTTCGGTCGTAATGTCCCTCGTTTGGTCTTACATCGAAACCCGTGATGCCGTAATCCACGTTGATTGAAAATAGCCCGCGAACAATAACCAATTCGCCGTGATTCCATATTCGCATTCGATGCCTTAATACACCGGCACAACTTATCGGCTAGAATACGTTGTGCGCGCATTTTTACGGAACGATAACCAGCGTTCTTGATATTACGACGTTGACCCGGTTGATAATGATGAAGAATTTCGAGATAATCACGATGTGTCAGTTTCATATCTTCATCAATATCACGGTCGGTGTATTTCAGGGTTTTTCGCATATACTATACTAAGTAAATACAAAAATATATATACATTATAATAAAATGAAGCAGAAGGTCGTGGTGTTCGATATTGATGAAACACTCGGTAACTTCTCCCAATTCTCCATTTTTAGTCACGTGCTAGAGGATTATTTCAATACACCCGACTTGACATATCGACACTTCAATGATTTAGTTGATTTATACCCTGAAATTATACGCCCGAATATGGTTCGCATATTGGATTATATCCGTAAAAAAAAGAACGCAGGTGTGTGTAATAAAGTAATGATATATACGAACAATATGGGGCCAGAGAAATGGATATCCTGTATTCGGCAATATTTTGAAACCAAATTACGGTCTACCGCTGCCACCGCCGCCACTTCGCCCGCCGGAGGTCTCGCGATTATTCCGCCGCTTTTCGACCATACCATTGGCGGACATAAAATGACCCCGGTGGACACGGCGGGAATCATACATCCGAAACGAACGACGAACGAAAAGACGGTAAACGATTTTATCCGGTGTGGTCGTCTTCCGCCAGATATTGAAATCTGTTTCCTGGATGACCTTCAACACCCTAAAATGGTCGATGAACGCGTCTATTATATCAAACTACAACCCTATCATTCCTATATTCCTTTCGAAATGTTTGTCGTGCGTTTCCTCAATAGCCCATTATATCGCAATGTCTTTGATAAGTTCGCGGTTCCGTCGATTACATCGGGTATGACCGCCGACGTGAAGAATAAGATTCTCTCGATCGAACTCCACAATATGTTCGTAAAGTATGCGAATTTGGCGAATTATGACGCAAAGACGCACCAATCTAAAATCAACCCACGAGAGATTGACGAAATCATTAGCAAATATATTTTATACCACCTTCAACAGTTTTTTCGGGATGGGCCGCCGCTGATAAAGCCACGACAGTTACAATCGCATCGGACGAGTAAAAAAAATAGTCGGACCACAACGCCGACGACGCATTCACCAAGAGGTGGCCGCGTGTTTTATGTTGACAAAAATTCCGCAATCAAGAATATGCGAAACAAGACGATGCGTAATCGATGATCGCCACGCCACGCCACGCCACGCCACGCCACGCCACGCCACGCCATTGCTTACGCAAACCAGGAAGTGTTGTGTTCTGCGGATGACACAAACACCACTTGTTCACCTAATGAATCCCTACATTCTGAAATGATCTCTTCCAACGCTTGCTTGAATTCGCGTGAATCCCGAATATCTTCTTGCTTGATGTATATGA